GCCGGTGCATCTTCAGCTATAGCCGCCGCTGTCCATAACGGTTATGCAGAGTTTATCAAAACAACAATGGATGAAGCGGCCAATCAGGAGAAAATTGACGATGAGCAAGCAAGTGTGAATTTAAGGAAAGCACTTGGGGCTGCGTATGATTCAAAGATGGCCTCGGCAATCTCCGCTATCAATGCCTTTGGTAATAAGATAGACCCCGCCGAGGCGGCGGCATGGATAAAAGAATTGCCTTTTAACCTCTTTGGCACACAGTTCTTAGCTGCTGTCGGTGAGGCTATTGCCGAGACACCATTAGGCCAGAAACCTGCCGATACCACAGGTGTAATGACCCCAGCCGAAACGATGACTGAGATTAACAAGATAATGACAGATCCGTATTATCTTACAGCGACTCCGAAAGACAAGCAGAGAAATCAAGCATATCACGATGAGCTTGTCCAAAAAGTCAACACACTGTTTCAGCTACGAGCAGGCAAAAAGGAGAAGGTGGAATGACAGCAGAAGTAGAAAAAGCTGTTAAAAGACTGGATGAAACAAAAGACCCCGTTGAGAAAGCGCATATTAAAAGCGAAATTGATATGATGCCCTTATCATCGGGTGAATTGGACCAAGTTAAAGAAAGAGAACATAACAGGAAGGCTAACGACATAAAGGTCTTCCATGAACAAAGGAAACATTAAAAGCCCGAGTACCCCGCAAGGGTTCGGCTGACCGGTCGAAAGAGGCCCGCTGACCAAGCGTAATATGGTAGGTAGAGTCTGAAACTCAGATACCTCTCCCGAAAACGAATTGAAGTTAATTTTGTTTAAGGAGAGTTATTATGAGTTTCGAGATCCCCGTAAGCACTGTTGAACAGTATGATGCCAATATTCTGCTGTTATCTCAACAGATGATGAGTAGGCTTCGGCCAACTTGTGTAGAAAAGTCGGTCGTGGGCCGGACTTTCTACGGCGAACGCATTGGCGCAACTGCCGGTCAGGACATTGAAGACCGACACGGCGACACACCCCTTATTTCCACTCCTCATTCGAGGCGCAGAGGTTCTATGGTTGATTGGGACTGGGGCGATCTTGTAGATGAGATGGATGAGATCAAGTTGTTAATCAGCCCTGAGAGTACGTATGCCATCAACGCTATTGCCGCTGCAAACCGCCGAATCGACAAGCATATCTACGATGCGCTTGGCGGTACTTCGGCAGCCGGTCAATCAGGCGGCACCACGATTAACAACTATGATGCAGGCGAATGTCGTTTAATTGAGAGTGATGGCACGGTAGCAACTGCCGGCAGTAACCACTCGGCAAAAACGGCTACGGCTTTGACTATCGCCAAGCTATTGACGTGCAAGCAGCTTTTGGATGAAGGTGATATCGACCCCGCACGCCAAAGATACTTTGTCCACAATCCGTACAATATGACCCAGCTTTTGAATCTCACTGAGGTCAAGAGCGCGGATTACAATACGGTCAGAGCGTTGGCACAGGGCCAGATTGATACCTTTATGGCCTTCAAATTCCTCATGTTGCAAAACTTCCAAGATGAGATTAAGGGCCATCTGCGGGATAGTGAGGCCGAGACTGCTGATGAAGCTGTTGAGTGTTACGCTTGGGCGCAAAACGCCATCAAGTTAGGCGTCGGCAAAGATATTACGACCGATGTAAGTGTCCGCAAGGACAAAAGAATGTCCGTGCAAGTGTATGTAAGGCACAGTTTCGGCGCCGTCAGGGTCGAAGGCCCGGCAGTGGTCGAGATTTCGCTGAAGAAAAAGTAACTAAAACTATTAACCTGAAGGGTTAATTAAAACTTAATGTAGGAGATTTATTATGGCTCAACCACAGCCACGAAATCACCCAAACGCAATAGTAGGTCAGTTACATATAGACGCAACTGACCCTACGCGGTTTGGAGTTTACAGTACAGGAACGGCAAGAAAGTACATTTCCGGCACTCGTTACCGCATCGGCGACCGGGTGTATAAGTATGGTAAAACCGCTGGTGCAGTAAAATCCGGTTTTGGTGCATTTAACAACGGAGTTTACAGTGGCGTTACCGGTGGTAATGTAACCGCAAGGAAAATCGGCGAGGAATGGCTTGATATACTTCTTGACGCTACTACCGGCGGTGCAACTTGGTTCGGCACCAAGAACAACATGGTTGGCGGTATGTGGAGTCAGCCAGATTCAACCTTGGCTCAGTTCCGAATGATTACCGGCCACGAAAAAGGTGCTAATGCAGCCACGATTAAGGTTTACCTTGATGGCCCGTTCACAAGGGCATTGGTAGCAGCTTCGTTTATGGAGGTAGCCCAGAATCCTTATAACCAGTTAGTGAGACCCGGTGGGACAGGCGCATCAGTAATGGGCGTACCGACAACCAATATAGTATCTGGTTCTTTTAGCTGGAATCAGACGTGGGGGCCTTGCTGGTTAAATCCGGATTTACCGGTTGCTGACACAGCAAACTGGCGCACCGTAGTCTTTGTAGAAGGCGGCGGCATCAGAGGCTATGACGATGCTGTCGGTGAAACGGGCCACATGGTCGCAGGGTTTGTTATTGATAAAACCTCCGGCGACAACCCTCCGTTCATCTTTTTGCAAATAAGTCCGTTCTAATTAACAGGGCGGGGGCGGTCATTGATTCCTTTCCGCCCCTTAGCCCTCTCTTTGAGATGTACTATGGATGAAGAAATGAAAGAGGCTGTGAGACGCGGCGATGAGGAACTTATCCCTGCCAGCGTATCGGACAGCGATTTGCAGGACGAAATGAATGCCCGGTCAAGCAAGGCAGGGTTGACGAACCGGCAGGGCGAATGTTGCCGCGGTACGGGCAAGATATTCGCTACTGTAGGTTTTGGTGAAGTAAAACTGAATCTATGGCCCCGCGATGGGGCTGGAAATTTAATTTAGGAGAACAATTATGGCAGCTACGACAGACCAAACATTTTGGGGCTTTCTGTATTGGCTCAAAAACAACCCATTCAAATCTATCGATGCAATGAATGAAGATGATTTGGACGCAATGGTATTGGCTTTTGTGACGGTAAATGTAACGCTATGCACGTTTTCTACAACTGACCCCGGCTCTTACGGTACTTTAGAGTATCCGCAAAAAGGCGGCTTGACAGACGGGAATGGTGTTACGGCGGCCCAGACCCAAGCGGTCATCGACCAATCCCATTATCCAGAACAGCATTACTCGGGAGGTTGATTATGCCGTTAGAGATACCGAACCATATTGAGTTTACGGTACATAAAGCCGACCAAGTTCTGTTTAACACCCGGACGAACGGGGATACCTTGGTAGCGAACCACATGATATTAGATCAGGACGAAGCGACTACTTTGACATGGTTGGTAAATTCCCCGAACAAATTGAAAATAGAGATAACCGAATTGACTGAGCCTTTGGATCCAGAAGATTAAAAATTAAGGAGATTTATCATGGCCCTCGATGCGATTAGCACGCCAACATTAGTGGACGAAATCCCATTCAGAGACAAGGTGTTGTTTGCAATAAACGGATATGATACCGATTTGCAAACGGCCATTGAGATTAAAGCTGCGCCGGGTGTGGGGAAAGCAATTTACATTACAGCGGTAGTAATAACTTCAAACGATGCCGATGCTTACCCATACTTGCAGGACGAAGATGATAATATCTTGTTTGGCAGGTTTTTCCCTATTTTGACAACCGGCGGGTTTGCGCTCGTAAAGGAATTTCCAAAACCACTCAAGTTGGCAACAAACAAAGCCTTAGAACTCAAGTCTGTTGCCGCCGGGAATGTGTCTATTTGGGTTGAAGGTGCTATAGCGGAAGGATAAATCATGTCAGTCAGTGAAACTGATATATGCAATATGGCTCTGATGAAAATCGGCGCAAAGCCGTTGATAGCATCTTTGAGTGAAGATTCAGACAATGCCCGGCTATGCAATACATTCTATGCTGCTGTCAGGGACGCGGTGCTAAGAAGTCATCCGTGGAACTGTGCCTTACACCGAAAGACTATCACAGCATTATCAACTGCGCCCGATTCAGACTGGGACAATCAATATCAATTACCGACAAATCCGTGGTGTTTACGGATATTACAGGTAGGAAAGCTGGCGGATCAACCTACTCGCTGGACCATAGAAGGCCGCAGGCTTTTAACCGACGAGGACAGCCCGCCTATTGTCTATGTCAAGCGGATTACTGACACTAACGAATTCGATGCGTTGTTGATTGATGCGTTTGTCCTGAAATTGGCGATAAAGCTGGCAATGCCCGCCTCATGCGATAAACGGATAGCTAAGAACTTGATTGATGAACTCGAAAGTATTTCATTGCCAGAAGCCCGGTCCATCGACGGTCAAGAGGCGTCAGTGCAAACTATACAGATAGACACATGGAATGACGTGAGGTTCTAATGGCGGTAACAACCGAGGCTAATCGTACAGCCGAATTGACGACCGATGGTGTGGAGACTTCTTACGACTTCGATATGCTTATATATGACGAATCGCATGTCGATGTCTATTTCAAGGCCACAGGCGGAAGTTACGCCCAGCTTGCGCTCAATACAGACTATGGTGTAATCTTTACCGAATTGGGGGGCACAGTTACGACCAGCGGCTTTACAGCGCCCTTGGTGGCAGGGACACTTTTGATTATCCGCGATATTCCCGATACCCAGCAGACGAACTGGCTGTACCTTGACAATCATTCCGAAGTGCAGCATCAAAACGATTTCGACCGTGCCGTTATACGTATTTTGCAACTGTTGGAACAAATAGAACGATCCCCCAAATTCGCTATTCACTCACAAACTACAGATATTAATTTCCCTGAACCGGTAGCGAATCAGATTATTGGCTGGAACGGGGCGGCAGATGATTTAGAGAACAAAACGCCTGCGGGCGAAGTCCCCCCAACGGTTACTAACTTTGACGATCTTGGAGATGTTGATGTCGATTCACCGGCTGTCGGAGATATGGTTCAATGGGACGGCAGTTCGTGGAAAAAGATTGCTAACGCATCTTTGTCTTATTTTGAAATAGTAAAGTCCGGCAACACGCCGGGCGATAACGGTAATTGTCGTTTCATAATAAGTGGAACTAAGTTAATAATCGAAGCAAGGACAGGTGGCGCATGGGTAGGAACAAGATGGAAACACACAATAGCATAAATAAATGGGCGGTAACGATAAGTTGTTTTCTGTTAATGTTTGCTTGTGCAGCCCCGATAGGCGATCAGGAATTTGGAGCAGATGTTATTTTCTCCACACTTACAGCTAATCGACTTATGGCAACGGGGAGTAGTAAAGAGGCCACATCTGTTTCTGATTTAACTTCTTGGATAGCAGGCACAACAGACCGTATATCCGTTGCTGACAATAGTGATGGAACGGTAACTCTTGACCTTGCTACTAACACACAAACACTTCTTGACTATTTTAATGGTATCTTTCTTGAGACTCTGGATTTTACTATCTCTGAGGCCGGTGGCACAGTAACGGGTTCATTGGAACAAGATAGTGGTGGAGATTTGAAACAAAGATTTTCTGATGGGTATACGACATTAGATTGCACACCTGCTCTTACTATCGATTTGACCGCTTTTGTAGGAACAAATCCAGTCCCAAAAGAAGTTTTTGTTTATATTCTAAAATCAGCTAAAACAGCGATGGCTGCTTCTAATTCAGATTGGCCTGCAACTGAGCACGCTAAAGTTGCTAATCTTCTGTTAAAAAGTGCTGCGACCACAGGAGCAGATGGCGGTGCTCTGGTTAATCGTAATTGGAATGACCACACGCAGGATGATAACTCTCAGGGACATAACTCAGATATAACACAAAGGATAAGACAAGAGCCTACCCAGCATAATTCAGGGGTAGCTTTAACTTTGAAAAACTCTGGGGGTACTGAGTTAACTACAACCAATTCCTCTACTGCGGTAGAGTTAGTAACAACGGCTGGTACTGTTTATCAATTACATAAACAAACATTTCCTGCTTTTGATATGTTCGTGGTCGCTACAGATGACGCCCATATTGTTAATCAACCCACAGATGAAGGTGGAGCGTATGAAACTACAGCAGACCTTGTAACTGATGTTACTCATTACGTAGATGGTTCTGCTTCCGGTGTAGCAATAGGCACAAATAAATACTTTAACTTGGTAATTTGGGGAGTACAAAACCGTTCCGGTGAACCTTCCCATATAATGATAAATCTTCCCACAAGTCAATATAATACTGAGTCTGATGCAACTTCGGATATAGATGGAACATCTGTGTTTGATATTCCAGCGGCATTCAAAGGAGCTGGATTTTTAGTAGCCAGATTGACTTTCAGAAAGATAGCCGGCCCACAATGGACTTACATTGCCCAAGAAGATTTACGTGGTCAGTTTCCTTCTGTGTCTGCGGGAGTGGGAGTACAAACAACAGACCACGCCTTACTTGCTAATTTAGACAAAGCCTCTGCGGGTCATACGGATTTTCAAACACAAGGTGATGTACTTGATGACCTAAATACACTTGGTGCGGTAGGGGCTGACAGTGAATTTCTTGTTGGCACTGGTGCTGGTACATTAGCTTGGGAAAACGCCTCAACTGCAAGGACTTCGTTAGGCGTAGGAACTGGGGATTCCCCGACTTGGGCAGGAGCTATCTTTAACGGTGATGTTACCTTTGATGGAACCGATGCCGGTAAAGATTGGCAGTGGGATGCAAGTGCAAACTCTTTTGTGGGGTTAGATAATGTTATCTGGGGGCAGGGGAATACAGCAGCGGCTCCTGATGTGTGGACGTTATGGGACGGAGATTCGTGGGAATGGAGGGCGAGAATAACAGGTACAACGCCTTGGAATATAGGAACTACAGCACAAGGGATTGATATAAATTGGCTCACAACGGCTTCCGGAGACTTTGTGCATTTTGATTGGGCTAATAAAATTGTAAATTTCACTGATGTTGATTTAAAAATAGGCAGCGAAACATTTGGAGGTAAACTATTTTTTGGTGCTAACAACACTATTGAATATGACGCTACAAATAATGATGCAGTCTTTGCAACAGCTTCGGGACGAGGCTGGAGGATAGATGGTGCACTCAAATTCACTCAGGTTGATGGCAACGAGTTTACCAACAGCCTTGCTGATGGCTACATGGACTATGGAGCTACAATCGCACACAGGTTTAACAACAGCTTGGTTGTTGATTCTACCACTCTTGTTGTCAATGCTTCAGGGTATGCGGATAGGGTTGGAATTGGGACAGCAAGTCCTGGGGAAGATTTAGAGATACAATCATCAAGCCCTATTTTGAGACTTAGAGATACAGGTGCAACGGCCTCTGCCACTAATGCGTTTGTTGAATTTGGGGGGACAGATGCAGCCGCTTGGAGTAGAACTGGTTATATAGGTGATGGGTCATCTGGGAACACAACTATATATCTTGTAGCTGAAATTGGTGATTTACATTTAGGTGATTCAAGTGGTATTGATGTTCTGAATTTGCAAGGTGGTAACGTCGGCATCGGACTTACTACGATAGACGCCAATTATAAACTTATTGTTAGGCGAGCAGCCGATATAAATCTTGGTGTTGGTCTTCAAAGTTCCGAGTTGGCGATTGCGGCATTTAATGATGCCCTATCTGCTAATATTCCACTGAGATTTTATGCTTCTGAATATAACCTTTTGAATGGTAACGTAGGCATCAACACAACTACACCAGCATCTAAACTTTCAATAAACGGCGGATTGCACGTTGGCGGTGATAGCGATGCAGGTGATAATAATTTGTTAGTTGATGGGGTTATAACAGCTACCGGTGATTTCAAGGGGACAATAGGGGCCACAACTCCAGCAGCGGGAACGTTTACAACATTAGCTGCCAACAGTTTTGTTACTCTTGTGCCGGACGGTGATGCTGATGATGTCAGTATCCAAGCAGCTATAGATGCTGCCGAGGCATTGGGCGGTGGCGATGTAGTTTTGGGAGAGGGTAGTTATGATATTGAAACGCCTGTCGAGATAAAAAGCAATGTCAGGTTGCTCTCCGAGGGGGGGGCAATATTTAGTTTGGGTGCGAGTAGCCCCTCAAGATTTATCAATATAGGAGCAGTCAGTTTTTGGCGGATAGACGGCATTGAATTTGATGGCAATGGCGACAATACATCTATGGCGGCGATAAGATTTACAGGACAATCTGCAAGTTGCAGTGATGGGATTATTAGTAATTGCTATTTCCATGACTTGGGAAATCTCGCAGATGCTATATTGGTGAATGAAGTAGCTGCGGTTTTATGGCCATTGCGAATATTGATAACAAACGTTTATGCAGATAATGCGGTTGCTGGAAATCCAGAGGGTGATGATGGATTTGACTTAAACAGCATGAGCGATTCATGGGTAACAAATTGCTATATTGCAGGATTTAATGATAATGGAATAGATACGGATGGTGGGCGGAACTTGCAGGTTATAAATACTACGATTGATAATTGTGATGGACACGGGATTGAAATTGAGCAGACGCTGGCAACGCTTCTCGATTCACAGGACGAGATGTGGATTAAAGATTGCACAATCAAGAATTGTGATACCGCGGGGAAGTACGGAATATATATATATTCAGGCACAAACTCATTGATTGAAGGGTGCCTCATAAAAGACGGTGTGAATGGTGTTGGTGATTTTGGTGATGATGGTGCGGGGTTTAACGACTCTACAAGAAATACTGTGGATAATTGCACTTTCAGAAACTTAACAGGTGACGCCATAAAAGAAACGGGCGACGGGGACTTTAACCAATTCACCAATTGCACTTTTGATACGATAACAGGCTCAAATTATATAGTTGTAGGAAGTGATACAAGGTATTGGGGTTACAATGAGACTGATAATCAATGGGAAACCAAAAAAGGCGTGGTAATGGATGGGAGGTTAAACGTCAATGGTGCTGTCATTCTTGGCGATGGTGGGAACAATTTCTCGGTAGTCTCGGATGGTCTTGATATAGACACGAGTGGCAACCTGACTAACACCGGCAATATGACAGGGAGTGATGTAGATATATCGGCAGGGACAGGAGACTATTCCTCATCGGGCGATATTGATCTTACTGGATTCTTAGGTGTAGGTGTGGCGGCATCAGCATCAAATCATATAATAATTAAAGGAACAGAAAAACCCATAAGGGCTGAGAGGAACAGTGCGGTTGCGGGGAATGGGGCACAAATTGGCTTGTTTAGAATAAGAGGGTCATTTGGGGCAGAAGAAAGCGTGCAGGATGGAGATGAGTTAGCAACTATTCTTGTTTTAGGATGGAATGATACGGCTACTGCTGCGTATGATAATGCTGCCGAGATTCAGTTCGTAGTTGATGGTACTCCGGCAGACGCAGACGCGTCTGACATGCCGTGCAAGATAGTATTCAAGACAGTCGATGATGGCTCGTCAACTCTTGATACACGAATGGTGATAAGAAACAATGGAACTGTAGAGATTAACCAATACATAGCCAATAGCAGACAGCGCGTAGAGTGGTTTGTCGATACTACTGCTTATGCTGTTACCTCTGCGGATAAGTTTGCAAATATGGCAAGGAATGCTCTTCAATTTTCTGCTACTCGTGGTTTTCAAATGCTTCGGGACGGCTGTATAATGGGACTCGCAGGGACGTGTAACTGGACGACGGCTGATGTGGGAGACAGTGTTAATCTTGAGATATGGACGGGTGGTGCAGCCATGACAGGCACATTAGAAGATGCCGAGCTGAACTTTGCAAGTCCAGCAGGAACGGGAGATTTTACTCCCACACCGGAAACATTCATTCATAACGATATCACCTTTTCGGCAGGAGATATATTATCTTTGTATTACGATGTTACAAGCGACGCAGAAGGTTCGGCGGCTACGTTTGATGATTTTACGGGAAGCATTGAAATACACTATCATAATTAAGGGTACTTGGGGACAACCGTAAAAATCTTATGGGATTGAAATATGGATTACAAAAATTTATCTTTTAACGCGGGCGAGTTTAGCCCCAGATTAGACGGCAGGGATGACCTTGAGAAATACTATTCCGCCTGCCGTGTATTGCTAAATATGATATGCACCCGCTTTGGGCCTGCCGAGCGGAGGCCGGGGCTTCAATTCGTGTCCAAAGTCAAAGACAGCACCAAGAAAACACGATTATTATCCTTTAAGCATTCGACTACACAGGCATATATTCTTGAAACAGGGGATCAGTATTTCAGGTTCTACAAAGACAGGGGCCAGATACTAACACTTGTCGGCTCGGAAGATTTAGCTACTGCGTTGGCCGCCAAGCGGGTAGCCCACTGGAAATTAAATGATAGCGCGGCAAGTACAGCGGTAGATGACGCTGTTGCCTCGGTTCCGCACGATGGGGTAGCATCGGCCAACACGGATACTTTATCTGAAACCGGCAAAGTAGGAACCGGGTGCTTTAATCTGAACGGCATATCTTATGTGGGCGTCACAGATCATGCCGCTCTTAGCTTTGGCAATAATACAGTTGATAGTGCTATGAGTGTTGCGGCAACGGCCTTTGTAACTTCATCGGCGGGTCATGCAACAATATTAAGTAAATGGGACAAACCGAACAAAAGAGAATGGTTGTTTGGGCTTGACGCTGATAATAAATTATTATTTCAAGTAGTCGATGAAAGTGCTAATGCTGCGCCTAAAAGACTGTCGGATGTTGCAATAACGAATGGCTGGCATACTTTAGCCGCGACATACGCAGGCCAATCAGCTGCAGGGGCTACAGCAATGGACCTCGTTACATTATATGTCGATGGTTTAGAAATAGCTTCGACGGCCACGAATGATGCAAGCTATGATGCGATGGAAAATGATACGGCTGATTTACTTATTGGTGCCCACTTTCTTAGTGGCGTTCAATCGCGGATGTGGTCTGATAAAATTGATAATGTTTTGCTCTTTAACGAAGAACTTACGGCGGCAGAGGTTTTAACGATAGGTTCGGCTACAGGTGCTTATGAAATAACAAGTCCATATTTGGAAGCAGATTTATTTACCTTACAAAAGATCCAGTCGGCGGATGTACTGTTTGCGTTTCACTCCGATTACAATATCCGCAAATTGTCGAGAAAGGCCCACGATGACTGGACACTTACCAGTATAGTTTTTGATTGGCCTCCATTTGTAACTGAAAATACTACCGATATTACTATTACCGTAACAGGAGCGGGGTCGGCACCTTTGGCGATAGATTTGGCGATTACTATGACTGCATCTGCTTCACTTTTTACAAATAAGCATATAAATTCTTTTTGGCTCATAAGACACCTGCGAACCGGAGATGAGACGGTTCAGCCAAATAAAGTAGGTTCTGCCGAAGCCAATGACCTCCTTGATGCTACTGGAGAACTTACCGACATCCTTAAAGATGTCAAAGGTTCTTGGAATTTTAGAACGGCGGGGACAAGGGTGGGGGAAAAAATAAATTAAGGAAGATATGATGAGCCATAGAAATACATCCAATAGATTATCTGAAGAACAAGTAAATGAGTTAAACAAACTTTTTGCTC